GCAGAAGTACTCACAGAAGTCGATCTGAAGTTCATTCAAGAGATCGCGTTGGAAATTGTTAAGGTGGAAGGTGAGGGGTTAGGCCTTCTAGAGTCAGATCTACACTTTAGGGGGTTCATCAAGGTTGAAGGTGAGACCTTGCAGGTAGCTGAGGGTTCACTGCGGTTCCGAGACCTTGTTCGGATCCAGCTAGAGACGGAGCAGATAACAGAATCTGATCTGAGAGTCCGTCATCTGGTTCGTATCGAAGATGAGACTGGGACACTAACTGAAGGTGTGCTAAGTCTCCGTGACATTGTAAAGATCAACACTGAAGTTGTGAATGTTACAGAAGTCGTTCTGAAGGTAATGGAACTCCTGAAGATCGAGGCGGAGACTGTAACACTTACAGACACCGACATCAGAGCTCTTGGACTTGTTACTGTAGAGAGCGATACTCTACAGATAACGGAGCTCGATATACATACAAAGGTTTTGCTACCCTCATTCACAGAGGTAGCACTGACATTGCTAACTAGTGGTATACAGCCGCTAACGCTACTGGACAATGGCATACGGCCACTAACGCTAGGCGATAGTGGAACTAGAAAGGTGACCGTCAAATGAGTGATCAGTTCAACATCAAGCAGAACGATACACTGCCTAAGATAGGTGCCACCCTGTGGCAGGATGAAGCCAAGACGATACCTATGGTTCTGACAAGTGCCCAGGCTGTCAACTTTCATATGATGGAGAGGTCACAGTTAGATGCTGCTAGTCCTGTTCTTGTTGTTGAGGCAACTGCTGAGGTCGTGGATGCTTTACTTGGAAAGGTGGAGTACACCTGGGTTCAGGAAGATACAGAAGATGATGGTACCTACTATGGTGAGTTTGAAGTAGAGTGGTCGGATACAGATCGTACAACCTGGCCTAATAACGACTACATTGTCATTATTATCACCAAGGATTTGGATAAGACCAACGAGTAACTAGTATATCCGGGGTAGCAAATATACAAACGCTATACATATAATATCAGTTACAAGAGGATTAGAGGTATGAAAGACACACACATCGCATACTGGGTCGACCTTCAGTCTATCCAGTTTGAAGAGGCCAAGCCTGATGCATCATGGCTGCAGGCCTTTCCTATTGGAGAATACAAGCACCCACTATATGGCAAGATTGTGATGACCTTCGAGCGAGCTGCACTGATGGCTTCTCAGGTCATCAAAAAGGTTCGCGGTGTTGACATCGCGATCGACTATGGCCACAAAGCAGGTGAGGAAGCTGCTGGATGGGTGACCAGTGCGGAAGCTCGTCAAGGTACAGGACTATGGCTGTTTGTTGAGTGGACAGAGCAAGCTGCGAAGGCCATCCGCACTGGTCAGTATAGATACTTCAGTCCTGAGTACGCCAATGAGTGGCAAGATCCGAAGACGGGAACAAAGTTCAAAGATGTCCTTCTTGGGGGAGGTCTAACAAATAGACCTTTCCTGAAGGACATTGCACCGGTCAACCTATCGGAGATACTGGACGACGGGTCTAGTACTGATCTACCTGAAGGAGGTGGAATGGAAAAGCTCATGGAGGCCCTAAGGGAGCAACTGAAACTTGCAGAAGATGCAAGCGAGGAAGACTTCCTGAAGGCACTTACAGAGGCTTTCCAGGAGACTGAGGATGAGGAAGAGGAAACGGTCGAGACTTTGACTGAAGAGGAAGTAGCCAAGATTCTTGAGGAGCACCCCGCTATGGCGAAGGTGCTTGATCAGAACAAGTCGCTTGCTGATCAGAACAGAGGCTTGCTGGGTCGCGTTGTGAACCTGGAGAGTACTGCACGTACTACCTCGGTCGCCCACAAAATGTCTGCATGGCATGAAGGTGGAGAGACTCACAAGTTCGGCGTTCCTGTTGCTCTGGATGAGAAGATCAAAGCCTTCATGCTGTCGCTCGAGACGTCCCAAGTGGATGCCTTCGTTGCGATCATGGATGAGTTTGTCAAGACAGGAACTGTGCCCTTGGCCGAGAAGCCTGTCAGACGAACTGCATCCGAGTCGGGTGGAAATGTTCTCACCGAAGTCGATACTGGAATCAAAAAGGTTATGGACGAAAACGAAGGCATGTCCTACAACGACGCGTCCAAGATGTTCTTCCGTGACAACGAGCAGCTGTACGAAGACTACCTCGAGGGCATCGCTAGCCTCGATGAGGAGGTGGACGCATAATGAGTGTTGGACGCAATTATGTACTTGATCTCCCGATGCAGGCCAATGAGGCTCTCGTTGCCAAGCGTGCTGTGAAACTAGCTGGTGATCAGCTGGTCGATCAGGTAGACACACTTGGTGAAGCTGTTCTGGGAATCGTTACCGAAACCGCTACTGCTCAGGACGCTACCGATGGTCGCGTTATGGCAGTGTCTGTTATGGGAACGGCTGTCTGGGAAGCTGGAGCTGCTGTTTCAGTTGGTGATCGTCTTCGGGCGGCTGCTGATGGTCAAGCAGTGACGCTCGCAGCTACTACAGCTGAGCAGGAACAGGTTGGAATCGCACTAACGGCTGCAGCCAATGCAGGGGAATGGTTTACTGTTCTTCTGACACCTGGTGTGCAAGTCGATACAAGCTGAGGAGGTGAGTAATGGGAGTTTACGATAGCCGCGGAGGCGGAGAAGTTCATAGAGATCGTGTCCTTACCAACATCAGCCTCGGCTTCCCGAATAACGGCCGAGTTGGGGACATTCTCTTCAAAACGGTACGAGTTCGGAAACAGTCTGATATCTACAACGTGTTCGGACGTGAGCACTGGCTTCCCGAAGATGACTACAGAGCACCGGCAACCCCAGCGATTGAGGTTCCTGGTCTCGCGCTCAGCTCGGATCCGTATTTCTGCCGTGAGTATGCGTTGGCAATTCCTGTCTCCGATGAGGAGAAAGAGAACGCCGACAGTCCTCTCGAGCCGGCTTCGGATGGTACTGAGCTGATCACGAACAAGCTCCTGCTTCGTCGGGAGCAGCGTATTCAGACCATGGTTCAGACAGCCGCGAACTACGCAACGGGTCATGCCGTTACGCTGTCCGGTACTGATCAGTGGAATGACTACGCTAACTCGGATCCGATCGGCGATGTGAAGACTGGTATTCGTAAGATCCATTCGACGCTGTTCATGGAACCGAATCTGGGAGTCTTCCCTTATGAAGTCATGTCACAGCTCGAGGATCATACCGACTTCATCGAGCGGATCAAGTACTCGCAGGTAGGTGTGCTTACAGCAGACCTAATTGCCTCGTTGCTTGGCTTGCCGAAGATCGTCGTGCCTGGTCTTGGATACGACTCATCCGTTCCTGGTGGTACACCTACGATTGGGTACCTCTGGGGCAAGGACGTTACACTCGTCTGGAACCCACCGAGCGCTGGCCTCAAAAAGCCTGCGTTCGGTTATGAGTTCGTTTGGCGCTATGGTGGCGGACAGACTCAGCGTGTTGACAGATGGCGTGAGGAAGCTCGCGGTGCGGATATCATTCGTGTCCGTCGGCGTTACGCCCTCAAGTTCATCGCTGTCGATGGTTCTGGCGACTCGATTGCAGGATACCTCCTGAAGGCCGCGGTGGCATAATGAAGGTAACCATCGGGACTGTCAAGCACAATGGTAAGGTCTTCCCTCCTGGTACACCCATCGAGGACATTCCTACCAAGAAGCTTCAAGGGCAACTGGCAAAGACTGGATTCCTTGTCGAGGAAGACGAGGAATCCAGTCCCGATGAGCTCGAAGAGTCCAAAGGCTCGAGCTCCGAGCCAGAAGAGACTGACAACCCAGAAGATGAGGAACCAGTACTCCAGGAGTAGTCATGGCACACATCAGTGTAGCTGAGGTGCAATCCTGGTTTACTACGAACAGGCTGCAGCTCGCGGTTACAGATGATCTACCAGAAGAGCCAAACATAGCCCAAGAGGTTCTATCAGTACTAGCCTCAGCGTATGACGTGAGTGGCTGGACTGAAGTGAGCAATACACCAGCTTTGGTTCGGAAGGTAATCTCTGCGCGAGTTGCAGCCGTTCGGTATAAGAAGACTTATGCCGATCAGATCGATGAAGTCAGCTATGCTGACTGGCTCAATGAATGGGCAATGCATCTGCTCAAGCAGATTCTTAGTGGCTCGGCAGCTCTACTCGATCTGCCTGTTGAAGAACAGGTGACTGCTCAGGAAGGTCGAAGTACTGTCTTCTGGCCAACAGATCAGACAGCAATAGCTGAGCCTGATGACGATGCAATGTTCAAGATTGGAATGAGATTTTGATAGCACTGGGTGTGAACACACGTCCCTTGAAGGCCCTGAATAGGGATCTGCAAAGGTTGGCCATCGATATAGGTTCACACGGTCGTATGCGTGAGCCCCTGCTGAAGGCAGTAAAGAATGTTGTGAGTCCTTCGATCCTGGAGAACTTTGATTCTGGTGGACGTCCTCCTTGGCCTGCTGTCCAGGCGGACTCTTCGTATCGAAAAGGTAAGCGCGGTGCAGGCCCTCTAGTAGTAACCGGAGCACTAAGGAGAGCAGCGGGCGCACATGCTAGGTGGCATGTTGCAGCTAATAAGGCAACGTATGGAAACTTCCCCTCTAGTAGATGGTTCGCAGGATTGCACGATCAGGGTAATGCACACCTTCCGCAGCGAGCGTTTGCTTTGCTACAACCAGAGGATCAAGAGGCAGTAGGCGAGATCTTTATGGAGTGGCTTGAGAAGCGTGTCAATGCACATATCAGAAGGTTCTACGGATGAGCGATCAGGCAGCTATCGTTCAAGCGGTTGTCGACCTGTTGAAGGCCGAAACTTCACTAGGACTCAAAGCTGTCTACTATGGTGATCAAGGTGGGATCCCCGAGACTCCCAGCGCTGCTGTGGAACTAGGAGACAAGACGCGCGCTTACACACAGACAGGTCTGCAGACGACTGCGCTCATAGAAGTGCACGTGGTCATCTATCACGGACAGGTAACTGACGTACAGGTCATTAAGAAGGAGCTCGATGAGTATGCTCAGGCAGTAGAGGATCTGCTGCACGAGGATAATACTCTTGGAAGCCTTGTTATCAGTGGACTTGTCACTACAGTTGAACCTGGTGTCGTTGTAGTTGCTCGCTCGCAGTTCTATGCCCACAGACTCGTGTGGCAAGGGTTGATCAAAGAGAGGATTGGAGTATGAAGGTAAAGGTGATCGGCGGTGCTCCGAGTGTAGCCGTTCCTGGTCTTGGTATCGTCACTACCAACGAGTGGTTCGAAGTTACCGATGAACAGGCGACTAGATTCCAGAGACTGACCGGCAAGACGTTGGAAGAGTCGACATCAAAGAACTTCCAGGTCAAGAAAGAGACGAAGGTCCGTACCAAGAAGGAGGCTGACTAATGCCAGCTGGAATTGGTGCTGCTGGTGTTCTAGGGGTTGCTCGTGAGGCAGTACCTGGTACCTATGTAGCTCCAGAGAAGTTTATTCCGATTCGTAGTGAGTCTTTGGCTTACGCGCAGGAGACTGTTTTCACACGTCCCATTCGTGGCGTGGCGGACATCATCCATGCTGTGCCTGGAAACGCTACAGTCGAAGGTGACATCGAATTCGAAGTCACACACGACACACTCCCGTATCTGTTCTATGCGATGCGTGGAGATGTCACTAAGGGTGGTGCAGCGTCTGACTTCACGTATACGCTGAACCCTACCTCGATTGGACAGAAGTCGGGTGCAGACTCAACGCTGTCCATCTCGATCGAGCGTAACGGCGTTGTTTTCGGTTACACACAGTGTGTGATCGGTGAGTTGGAGATCACTGTCGACAGTGGGATTCTTGTTGCCACTG